ACTACCAGCGCTTCGGCGCATAATGTAAAAGGTTCAGTTAAATTTGAGAGGAGTTTTTAAAATGCTGACTTTGGTAAACATCTATAAGGCAACGATCAGGAAAAAGGACGGTACATATTCAGATTGGTATGATCTGTTGTGTTCTGATGATTACATTTCAAAAAATCATCTTTGCGGTACGGCTTCAAAGACTGTCCGCGTATCTAAATACGTGCTTAACAAGGCTCTTGGCGGTGACGATAATTCAGACATGATTCAGCCCGCTATCTGTGAAACAAAGGTTGGGCAGGCTGTCTACGTTATGCACAACGAACACGGCTATGTGAATTTCATTCGCTTTTACAATCCTGATGATAAGTCAAACAGTTCCGGCGCTTCATCTGCTCCGGCAGTTGCTCCTGCTTCATCTCTGGAAGATTATCCGGATTTCGATGATGTAGTTAAGTAAGCTATGCGCAATGCTTAAATATTCCAAAAGGTTCAATGTTTAAAAGAGAGGTGTTTTTTAATGGAAGGTATCATTAATACTCTTACAACTGGTGTAACAGGCGTTTTCAAGATCGCGGGTCAGGGCTTTGATTTTATCACTGGCAATGATCTGTGTATGTTCATGGTCGCGATCTCGTTCGCCGGCGTTGCTCTTGGCTTCGTTAAGCGTGCTTTCCGTACTGCTCGCAAGTAATCGAGCGTTTCCCCTACGGGGCAGGGTTCAGGCTCTGCCCCTATATTTTTTGAGAGGTGTTTAAATGAAACATAAAATCAAGGTCTTATGCTTCGCCATGGTTATGGCATTGTCGGTTATTGTAGGCTCGGTTTCTGCGTTCGCTGCTTCGCCTGCCTATTCTACTTCAGTAAAGGGTAATGATTCTCTTTCCGTCCCTGCACAGGACGCTTGCGAGAAGATTATTATTTCTACTGACGCTTCCGGTCTTTTAACTCATGAGTTTTTAAACTCTGGTTTCCTCTGGGCTGAGTATGAGGACAGAAAGGTTATTACAGCTACTCAGCGTGATAGTGATGATGGCTTCGGCTTTCAGTTCTGGTATGATGAAGATGGCGTCCTTACCTGCGATATGTATTCCGGCTCTAAAATAACTCGTCTTGCAGGAAAGGGGAATATTTATTCTTCTTCAACGTCTGAATCTCCTGCGCCTGGTGGCGCTGATCTCGGTGAGATAATAACAGATGTAAGTACCGGGGTAGGCGGTGTGTTCAGTATGAGCAAATCCGGTTTTGATTTCCTTACCGGAAATGATCTGTGTATGTTCATGATCGCGATTTCTTTCGCTGGTGTTGGTCTGGGTCTTATCGGACGCGCTTTCAAGACTAGCCGTAAATAACGGATTTTAAACGAATGGGGCAGGGTTCGCCCTGTCCCTTATTTTAATAAAGAGGTGATTTAAATGAATAAGGGTAATATCATAGCTGCGTGTGTTTTCTTTCTTCTTGCTATCGGTGCTATAGTTCTGCTTATTGTGAGGTAATAAAATGAAAGCGTTTTTGAAAAGACATTGGAATAAGTTTATAGCTGCCGTTTGCGCTGCTGGTATTGTCTTTATGACTGTAATCAGTAGCGTATCTATGGCAGCTTCGGGCAGTCCTGCAAGCTGGGACGATGTCAGTGATGATGCTATAGCGCTTCGTGATGCATACTATGAGTACTTCATAAATTCTACGTCTGGTGATTTACTCGGCGCTTTCAAGACTGCAAAAGATATCCCTATTGCTTGGCTTACGACTTTAAAAGATGGCGTGCTTGCTATTTCTCCGGCTGATGATATCTATTACTATCTTAAAGATGGAAAGCTGTCTATTCGCTCTTCTGGAGGTGGTGGGCATATTCGTTCCGGTGCTTCCAGCGGTGGTGGTTATTGTAGAAATTGTAAGAAGCCCGCTGCTGAATGCACCTGTGATAATTTCGATGGCGACGCCGAGGACTTCACGCCTTTTTTATCTGGTAAGGATCTAAAGGATATAGCTGCCGATTACAACAGCCGATATATGCCGATTGCTAACGAGGATCAGTATTTCTATCATTTCCAGGGCGATAACATGACTTATTCTTCGAATAACTGGTATTTTCACCCTTTTTGCCCGGTTTATCTTTTTGAAAAGCAATGGGGTAATAAGGGTTGGACTGATTTTTATTTTATACCTGTAATATCAGACGATGATAAAACTACCTTTTACGGTCAGCAATACGGGCATATTTATGCAAAAAATGTTGATGGTACTACCACAATGTATTTTGATTTAATTAATATGTTAGATGATTCAATTGTAAAGTCTTTTTCTTTTGTTTATGACGCTACAACTTATAAATGGATTGGACTTCAATTTAACGGGTCTTTATACAATATATATGGCTTTAATTCATCTTACAATTATTTAAACGGAAAATTAGTAGGCGGTCAATATGCTGAATATGGACCTTTCGTTCAAGGTATTAATATGCTGTCGTGGGACGGTTCTTCTACAATAGGATTAAACTTTCTTCTTACTGACCCTACATTTTCTCCTAAAACAAACAAAAACGATGATTGGGGTTATATTCTCAGTAATAAGCCGTTCGAGCTTTTCGCGAATCAAACGAAAATTGATTTTGATCGTGTACCTAATAACTACATAATCACCATTAACGGCGATACCATATATGACTACAGTATAACTAATCCGGACACTGATGATTCTACGGATTTTAAAGATTATGTAGATCATAATTATGATATTCCAGATCTTCCGGATATTGATGATCCAGATGATGGCGGTGGGTCAGGCGGTTCAACTTCTGGTTCTGTTGTTGTAGGCGGTAAGGTCGATGTGTCCGGTGACATCACAATCAAGAGCGATCCTATCAATATCAATGTTAATGTTAATTCCGGCTCGTCCTCTGGCGGTTCGAATTATACTGGTGAAGCGTTTGACATGTCCGGCTATCTGGACAAGCTTCCGGAACAGTCTGAAACAATGGGGGATTATCTCGGGACTTTCTTTAACTATCTACCTCCGGAATTGCTCGGACTTATCATCGGCGGTGTAGCAGCTGCTATACTGTGCCGTGTTTTAGGACGGTGAGATCATGGGAGAAGCTTTTAAATTTCTCTGGACTTGGGGTTACAATTTTCTGTCATTTCGGCTTGATTTCGGTGATATCTCGTTTACGCTTCTTGATTTCTGCCTTGGCGCTTTCGGGATTATACTTGTTATTGAGCTGATACGGCGCATTTTAGAGTGAGGTGTATTAAGTGGGTGCTTTAGGCGCTTTGCTTTCTGAACTCTTCGGAAAGCTGATTTTGGAGTATGCAGAATATGAGATACGGCGTAAATTCGACGCTGCCGGGAATGCTATATCTCAGATCGTCGCGGTTTTTGATGATGATGGAGATGGTGTAACTGATCGTGAAGAGGTGTTATGTCAGTTTGATGTATCCATTCCGGATTTGTCTGACGATTATTGCATAGTCAATAAAGATAATGAAATAGGGCTTGGTTTACCGCTGCTTGAGCCTGTACCCTCGACTGAAATCACATCAATGCTTGATGGTGATATGTCTGTAACGGGTAACAACTCCGGTTTCTACATAGATGATGATGTATATGTTCCCGTTCCTCTCGACTTTGACGGCGACGGTTCAACTGATTGGGGCAGGGTAGTAGACAGTGATAATAATGGCGTGCCCGATGCTTCACCTGACGCGCCGTTTTTTCCGGTCGGGTCTGACGAATATAATCAGATCATTTCAAGCAGTTCCGGTGATAAATCAATTATCATTGTAAGTCCTGACGGTACAACATGCGTATATGATGAGAACGGTAATATTACGGATCAGGATTGTGATACCGCTTATAAGATCTGGGTATCAGATAATAATATAATGTCAAAATCGTTTGATAATTATACTGTTACCGAGGGGCTTTTATTCATCGCGTTCCTTGTATCTATGTTCAGTTTCTTTGGAAATATATTTCGCCGTCGGCGTGTAATGTGAGGTGTTTAACATGTTTAATTCTATTAAGGAATTTTTACAGTCTATAGGCTGGGGTGACTGGTTCACTGCTTTCTTTACGGAAAATGGTGAAACTGTCGTTAATGTAAGCTTTGGCGGGTTTATTCTTCAGACAATTCCGGCAGTGATGGAACTTTGTCTGATCGTGTGGCTTCTTAATTGGATCATGGGAATTATCGCTGATGGTTGTTCTCTCCGGTTCGGCGGTGGAAGGAGAATGTTTTAATGTTTGAGGGAATACGCTTATTTTTCTTGCGGTTGCGGCTTTTACCGCATTTCCTGGTTTGCGTTGCTGTTGATGTGTTCAAATGGCTTAAGGGCAGACGATGGGAAGTATTCGAGGGTTGGGGGTTACATATCTATCTTGGCGCTTTCGGTCAGGGTAAAACTTGCAGTATGGTTCGTGATGCCTATGAGCAGTGCTGCAAGTACAAGGGACTTACTGTTATCACGAATTTGAAGCTTTGTAACTTTCCGAAACATACAGTTATTAAACCGCTTACATGTGCGAGGGATATTCTGAATGCTCCTGATAATACGCTTGTTCTTATTGATGAAATAGGAACTATTTTCAATTCTCGTGATTTTGCTAAAAGTAAGGAAAGCGTGCCGAAATTACTTTTCCAGCATATCTGTCAGTGTCGGCACCGTCATCTTATGATCTATGGAACTGTACAGCGTTGGGGATTCCTTGATAAGCAACTGCGTGATATAGCAGCAGATGTAACTGTGTGCTCTGCCTGGTTTCCTCACCCGTTCAGCCGTATGATCACTAACCGTACATATGACGCATATGAATATGATCTTTTCTGTTCTAATCCTCTGCGCCCATTGCTTACATTATCGGCAACGGCGTATGTTCAGACGGATAAAGTCCGGGCGCTTTATGATACTAAAGAAATGGTTAATACGCTCTTACAGATGGAGTATGTTGAAGATAGTGAAGTGCTTGCAAATCAAGCCGGTGTAGTGCCTGATCTGGTTCAGCCGGAGGAAAAGAAGCAGCAGCGTAAAACACGTAATGCAATGAGTAGGGGAGGACTTTTGTAATGACAAAATTAACGCTTGATTATCTTACGGTTACTATTCGTCCCGATCAGATATGTGACGGGGCTTCTGTGGCTATGCTTCAGCAGCTTCTGTGTGATACGTTCCATCTGGTCGGATATCTTGATAAATTCCAGCTTGTGGGGCGTGCCAGGCATTATATAGCGGTTTACCGTTATAATGATATCTCCCTTAAAATCTGTTCTGAGGATAGATTATTTACACAAGGGATATGTTTGGAGATGTCCGGTAATGGGTTTGCACATTGGGTCAAGTCATTGCCTAATGGCATTTGTACCCGTGATGTGCTCCGTACGTTCCGATCACTGTCTATTTGCGGTTTTAAAATCAATGTTCCACGCTTTGATGTGGCGCTTGATGATATCGCATATGGGCTTGATAAGCCATTGTTACATATGTCAACTATTGCCCGTAAATGGGCTGAACATGAGTTTTGTTCGCGATCTCAGGCAAATGCGAATGAAACTAACATAGATTTTAAAAGTCGTGATGAGGGCTTTTTTAAAGTAGGTAAGCAAACGATCAATAAAAAGCGTGGTACAAAAGGACACACGGTTTATTTCGGTAATCGTAAATCTCCTGTATACGTTCGCTTTTATGACAAGATTGCCGAACAATTACAACATGGACTGCCTGTAGATGAGAATATAAACAGCTGGGTGCGTTGTGAATATGAGTATCATAACAACAGAGCTATTGCGGTTATGAGCTTGTTTATTGATAACGAATATGATGATTTCGTCCAAAAATATAAAGCTACAGTCATGGGGCATTTACGGTTTATAAATCCAGATGATAGTAACCGGTCGAGGTGTTCAACCTGTGGTTGGTGGATTTCTTTTTTGAATACTCTGGACGGCTTAAAGCTTTCTGCCGGTCCTGCTAAAACTGTACAGTTCCGCAAAACGGCAAAATGGCTCAGTCGCTCGGTAGCTCCGACGCTCTGGGCTATGATCTCTTGCCTGGGCATTGAGTTCTTGACCGGCTTACAGGAAACCGGACGGGATAAAATCAAGGATAGACAGTTACAGCTGATTGAAGATTACTTAGATAATCGCGACGCTGTAGAGGAAGAGTGTCCGAACATCTGGGCGTTCTTTGCTTCTGCTGTGTATGGTGGGTATCAAGAAGCTTTAGAACAGCTTAAAAAAGACAGCATATATGTGAATAATATTCCGGCTTGTATGGATCGGCGTGAATGGCTGAATATGGTCTTTGCTGACTGTAAGGGGGCTGCTGCGTGTTGTTCGTGATTAATCCGCTGAATGAGAACGTTATAAAGGAATTATATTCACATTGTGTTTGCGGTGAAGTCTGGGTGTTTGTGGACGGGTTCAGATATCCGTATAAGTTCCGGGGTATCCAGAACGAGGGCGAGTTAATGCGCGCGGTTATGTTTATCATGTATAAGGATAATATAAGCCGTGGTGTATATTCGGCAGCTGCGGTTGCTGGGAAATTCGTTTATTGCCATTCTCAGGATATACGTGTAAGGCATTGGTGGGCGCTGCCTAATGTTATTAAGTTTAGGGGGTATCGGCTTGACGTGTGATTACTGGGAATGTAAACACCGTGATACTTGTCCGCTTGTGGGTCGAGTATATCCGCACCCGCCTTGCGCTATGTGTACAAGCTTCGACAGCTGCGGAGTTTGTGCGCATTATATAGAGTGCTGTGACCTGGTATGCAAGTTCCTGCCTAACATGTTCCGGCGTCTGGTTCGTGAGATCCGGCACGGTGAGAACCTGGAGAATGTGCAGCAGTATATCCGGACGAATACCCACGGCAGCAAAAGAGACGGTTGAAAAACCGTGTTCATTGTGATATAATGTAACAAGGGAAGAGTTACATAAAAGAACGGGCAATTGCGTAAAATAGATATTTTACGCAATAGAAAGGGCAGAAATGAACAATAAATACGATAATGCGCCGCAGTTGCTTAAAGATTATATAATCTATCTGCAGCTTGTCAAAAACAGGTCTGAGCTGACCGTATTAAATTATTATACAGATTTACGGTCTTTTTTCCGATTTTATAAAATAAAAACCGGACGAGCTTCTGATGATCCCGCAGAGTTCAAGAATATAAGTATAACCGATATAGCTGAAGAAGATATAAAGTCTGTGGATTTGATGCTTGCGCAGGATTTTCTTGTATATACGAAAACTGAAAAAGACAATCACCCACAGGCAAGATATCGTAAGGCTGTAGCTCTGCGCCAGTTCTTCAAGTACCTTACTAATAACAAGGGTTTGTTTGAAGTAAGTCCGCTTGCAAATCTGGAATTGCCAACTCCAAAAGCCGCTTTGCCAAAGTACATGACCCTTGACGAATCAGTCGAAATGCTCCAGAACATAAATACGCCGGATCAGAAACGCGATTACTGTATAATAACGTTTTTCCTTAACTGCGGTATACGTCTGAGTGAGCTGGTCGGGATCAATATTTCGGATATCCGCCAGACTAAGGACTCGCAAGGTCGTGAAGTCTGGACGCTAAAAGTACTTGGCAAAGGTAACAAGGAACGTATCGTGTACCTGAACGACGCGTGTGTCCAGGCATATAATGATTATCTCGACATTAACGAAACTGACAACGAAAAGCGAGCCGAACTTGGCGACAGAGATATGACCGCCAAAACTGACGCTCTGTTTCTCAGCAGACGTAACACACGTATCTCAAATCGACGAGTTCAGCAAATCGTTGAGGAATGCATAAAAGCAAGCGGACTTGGTAACAGAGGGCTTTCAGTACACAAACTCCGTCATACGGCAGCAACCTTAATGTACCAGAATGGTGTTGACGTCCGTGTGCTGAAAGAAATACTCGGACATGAAAATCTGAATACTACACAGATTTATACCCATATCTCCAACGAACAAATGGAAAATGCGATGAACCGCAATCCCCTGTCCGAACTTACTAACAACAAGAAAAAATAA